GACCTGTTAAGGTGTACGAACCGGCTTCCGCAGTGAGGGTAAAGGCGCCACCAGCCGCCTCTGTCTCAACAATAAACCCAAACCCCGGAAGCAGCTTATCCTCGTCCAGTGTTTCGACGATGAAGCCGTAGCCCGGAAGTAATCGTGATGTAGCCATTAGCTCAGAGTCGGGCTTGAGAGATCCGCATAGAGCGTCTTGCTAGCGGCGGCGACGCAAACTTCCCAATGCAGATATCCAGCTTCCGCCGCTGTGAATGTGACTGAGAGCGCCTGCTTTACCGGCGTCGTCATGCCTGTAGTCGTCCACGCCTCGCTCGATGCATCCTGATCCGTAGGCGTAGCGAACACGTCCGCAGGCGCATCGCTCACCCACTCGCCGAGCGGGAATCCAGATGTAGTAAGAGCCATGACGCGCAGATAAACTTCGGCGTTCGTGAAGTCGAAGTCAGTCCCTGATCCCTGGCCTGCCGCTACGTTCGTATCGTGCAGGATCTCGACAGTGAGCGTCTGCTCGGTGGTGACCGAGTTGTACATCGCGCCTTCCGAGGAGGTAAACGGTACGTTCGGGTAAGCGGCGTTCGCGCTCGTGTCGATCCGGTAGGACACATCGGACCCGCCCGTGCGCACAAGCGTCGTTTCCTCAACCTGCGTACCGGCGTGCTCAGCGCGCGCCATGTTGTTGTACACGTCGCCTGAAGCAGTGTTATGCAACGCGATTACCGGACCACCGGGCCCGTCCGCTGAGCCCGTGGCCGCCGCAGTCCCAGATGGCATCTTCAGATTTCTGGCAAATACACGAGATGATCCCGCGCCTGCGGGATCCATAAAATAGCTGAACGCCTCTCCAGAAACATCGCTGGCATCAATTATCAATTCACCAGCGACTCCCGCTCTCTGCATGATTAGTTGCGTTGGAGTCACGCTGTCTGGATCGATGGTGCAGTTTCTAATTAATGTCCGGCCATGCTGGACAGCAAACATTCTTGTTGTGTTATTGCTGTAGAAACTACAGTCATCGAAGATAGTCAGCGAATCATCATTCGCTGTGGACGGACCAAACCCTAGCAGAAATCCGCCGAAGGAATTGGCTGTCCACGACTGTAGTTTGCACCGGACACAATGCACATTGCACGATATGGTTGATCCAAACGTGAACAGCGCACCGCCAGAACTCGACGTGCTGGATAAAAAAATCATGCTGTCGATAAACAGCCGCCCCGCTATGGCTAGCCCTGCATTCGCCGAACCCACTGCCTCTGTGGCTGTAGGCGGATCGGCCAATCCAGTTGGCGGTTCTACGGAATTCGTGTTAACCCCGAGAATTCGTACGCCTACGCCGGTATCTGGACCGAATACCAGGTACGACGCACCGTGCGCATACAAATGATCATTCGCCACCCACAGCGTATCGCCAGATCCTGCGACAGCGAGTGCGGCAGCGATATTCGTAAACGCATCCGCCCAGATCGAGCCATCCGCCGCACCCGTTGCGCCGCTGCGAACGTAGTATTCCGACATTACAGTTCCGCCTCATCAAGCATGGCCTGGTAGCGATCACGGATCGGTATCAAGCGATCAGTCACCAGCGTATTCCACTGCGATACATTAAGCGATCGTTCGTAAGCTGTGTTGAATGTGAGACGCAATTGATTGCTCGTGAAATCGCCATCAGAGAATCGGTTATAGACCCACCAGATCAAATAGCCCACGCGCACCTTGTCAACGTCACGATATGCGGCTAGCAATTCCTGCCAGTAGCGCGCGGCAAATTCCTCCTTCGTCTGGTGAGCCAAGACGATCGGCGCATCCCGGCGGACGACGCGGTGGTATTCCTGCTCCGCCAGAGAGACAAGAAGGTGCGCAGCGTAGGATGCCAGCCTAGCATCAGCATCATCCCCTGGCGATAGGCGCAGCAGTTGCTGATGGCTGCCGCCGGCAGAGTCCACGCACACCTGCTTGCAGTAGCGCTGGCCATCCTTCTGCGTGTGCGCGTCAAGGAAATTCTGAGAGGATACGATCGACACGGATCCTCTCACATATTCTCGCGCGCCTGCGGGTGCATATCCTCGCGCGCAACGTAGCGGTACGTCCTATCCACGGCGTCACTCGCGATTTGCTTTGCCCGCTCCTCAGTGACCACCCAAACGCGCGCCGTGCCCTTGCGCTCGCCCGTCGCGCCGTCGAGGACCGGTGACTCCACGACCCAAGGCATTAGCTCACCTTGCGCGCGTACTGCGCGTTCCACTTCTCGACAGCTTTCTCTCGATCCTGGTCAACGGTCGAAACCTTGCACAAGCGCGAGCAGGAGATCTCGACGAGCTTGATTTGATCCATGCCCTTCGGCGTCTGCGGGAAGCGGAACATGCCGTGTGCCGGCGCGCCGCACTTCTCGCACGCTCCGGCCCCGCTCGCAATCTCTGCGGTCAATTCCTTTTGAAGCGATGTGACCTTGTTCGACAACGGACGCCACACGGATTCCTTCTCCTGCGCCGCCGCCTGGTACTTTGCTCGCGCGTCAGCGATGTCTTTCTGTAGCTGCTCTATGCTCATGTCGTCACCTTCCGTGTTATACAAGGGTTGCGAATCCGCCCGATCCGTCAAAATCGATGGTTAGAGTTTCGCCGATCTCGAGCGGGAGATCCGAACCGTAGTCGAACCAACTAATTAACGGATCGGCGGGCGAGGTCGGCGTGTCGTTGTAAACGACAACGTAGCGGAATGCAGCCGCCGCGCCGCCGCTGGCCGTAAGCACAAGGTCGGTCAGCGTGAGCTTGTACGTGCCACTAGTCTGCGCACTCGATGCCGTGGTGATCGCGCGCGTCGAGAGATTCGTGTATGCGATCTCTGTCAGATTCGCGAGAACGGAATTCGTCGCGACCGGAGCACTCGCCGCCGCGGTGAGCGCTACCGTTAGCTGGTCCGACCCGAGGTTATGAACCTTGTGCGCCAGGTCTTCGGTAAACTGCTGGAACTTGTTGTACGTTGCCATGATGAACCCTTTTAGGTGACTGAGTACTGGCCCCACTTGAAAATGAACAGCTTACGGTTTCTCTCGAACATCGCCGGCGTCCATGCGGCCCGAGCACCTTGGCGCGTGTGATCTACCACCAAATCATCTCGCACGATGAACTTAGCGCCGGCACGAATTCGCTATCGCTTATGCCTCGACACCGGCCGATGCGATGTGCGGGCGTGATGCTGCGCCTCTGCGGGGTCAGACTCATCCGCTACGCGCTCCGCTTCGCCGGGCGCATCAGCCTCTTGCTCCACTGGCTTAGCCCATCCGCACGGAACGACAAGCGCCGCTAGATAGGCAGATAGTTCGCGCCGCGTGCCAGCAACAAAATTCTCTGTAGCCGTACCGTCTTGGCTACCAGGAAAATCAACAAGGATTTCATGCAACATGATTACTCTCCTGCTTATGTAAGTGTTGCTCTGCGATTGGCGCGCTATGGTCATAGCTCTTCTCGATTTGCTCTGCTGTTGGCAGGGTTTCGCGATTCACGAATTCCAACTTCACGCTGCCGTCATCTTGCATGTCAAACTTCACGTCGACGCAATCGTAGCCATACAGACGTTCCGATCGCGTATGACATGCGTCTAACAGCGTCGTCGATTTAGGCATCGCAATCTTGATGCCGCGCGCGACTGCCTGGCCAATCCAGAACTCGACGCACGCTCGGCCCTTTTCAGCTTGATGCTGATTCGCAAGTGTGTAATCCAGGCCGAACAAACTGATCTTGCACTCGACTCCCTGCTCGACGAGCGGCGCCATAAGGTGCACCGCCAACGCCACCGCATACGGCGCAGTGCTGTTGAAGTAATCGTGCTGCAAATGGTTTAGAACTTCCTCTAGCGGATACTCGACGAGCGCCGGGTAATCCGGGTGTGATCGGCTCGTGACCACCGGAACCGGACTGGTCTTGATCCACGGCAGCATTGCCGCGATGTTGCCGGCTGGCTTTGCTGCCGCACGGATCTCCTGTATGCGGATATCATCCATGTGGAACACCAAGTCGCACTGGAGCACATTGCCGAGCGCGTTGATGGCCCACGTCTCTGTGCAGAATGCGTGCCGGCCGCCAAGCCGTTTAACCGTATCGAGATACTGGTCAACGCTCGGGCCTAAGCCTACGATTGCAATGTGCCGACTCGGACGCTCGGCTGATTCGTCGTCACCCTCTGCGCGCTCAGCAACCGCAACCAGCGTGCGCCCGTTTACGTCAGGCTCAACATTGGACACATCATCGAGCTGCCCGTACCACTGCGTAACATGCCACCCGCATTGCTTGAGCAGGTTGTGGAATTCGTGCTTAAGGTAATGTCGGTAGTGGTACGCGGCAACCGCGCCGTCAGCGCGTCGCCACGGCATAACCGCCTCGTTCGGCACGCTCGCAATCAGGATTGGAGCGGCAGAGCGCAGCGCTTTCAATAACGGCTTCGGATCTTCTAGGTGCTCGATTGTCTCGAAGCAGACCGCTGCATCCGCGTCTATCAGGTCACTCGGGGCCTCGCCGTTGTTGATACGATACTCCGGCAGATGCCCGTCCAATTGGTAATGCGCCTTTGCGTACTCGATCGCTTCTGCGTCTATGTCATACCCGGTTACGATGTGGCCAGCGTCCGCCAGGATCTTCGAACCGTACCCTATGCCGCATGCGTAATCGATGACTCGTTTGCCAACTCCGACGATGACGTTCGCAGCGAACTGATACCGCGCCACGTGATCGCGGCGAATGCCGTCCAGCGTGGGACTAACCTGTCGTTCTCCGTCTCTCATTTTCTCTCACCAGAAAAGTTGTGGTGCCGAGTCTCACGGCGCCGCATGGGTGAGCATGCGACCTATTCCTCGCAGAGTGTCTCTACGGATTGTCTTGCGGCGCTAACTGCGGGGAGTGCAGCACGGCCGCCACAGCGACCTTCACGCCAGCCGATACCGTTGCGGCGCCGATACTCGCCTGCACGTAACGTTTGTCGCCAACGTAGCCAAGGCGCTTGGTCACGTTCTTGCTCACACCGGATGCGCGCGGAGTAGTAGCCGCAACACCAGCGAGCACCTCGGTGCCAAGCAGGTACGTGTCGGCAACGCTAGCAAGCGCATCAGTCGCTGTGCCGTCCTTCACTACTACCGTGATCGTCGCATCCGTCGCAGTGATCTCGCCGTAGTTGAAAATAAACTCGACGCCACCGTAGCCCTGGCGATCAATGATCACGCCAGCCTGGCCAGCGGCAGAAGCGTTCGCGCCAGCCTTGACTACAGTCTTCGTGCGGATGTTGCTGTGTAAGTCTCGAATGCTCATGGTATGTCCCTTCGGGTGAGAAGTTTGCCCAACCACAATGAAAAGGGCCGACTCGAAAGCCGGCCCCGTTTGCGTCCTCTCACCAGGACAGTGCTACTTCACTTTTTCCGCTTCTTCAAATATACGACGTATCCGTTATTACGAAGAAGCGTAGTTGCCCAGCGTATGGCAATTGGGCTTGTACGAGGCTTTGCGACATCTATGCCTAACCATCGTTTGATCTCATTAAGAGACGTTCGACCCATGCCTGGAAGTTTCAACAACTCAGTATCGGTCGCTGCCATAACGGCGGATTTTGTGTAGTAACGTTCGGCAAGAAGACAGTTCTTCGCTCGCGTTGATAACAACCCGGACTTACAGGCGGATTCAATTTCATTCACGGCCAACTCCTCTCACCAGGATTTGAACATCTAAAACAAGTGCCCGTACTCCTTCACAATCTCGCGCGCCCACTTCACCTTGTCGCTAACTCGCTGCCCAGCGGGCTGGGCCTTGCTCCACAGTTCAAGGTTGCTTAATCTGTTGTCGCTACGGTTTCCGTTTTTGTGGTGTACCGTTTCACCATTACGCAATGGCCTTCCTAGCGCCTCACCCATCACTGCGCTGTGCTGTAAAACTATGCCGCTAATTTTGTTCGCGTATGGATTGCTGCGATCGAACTTCATGATGTAACCGCCCTTGCGGACGTGCCACTGTTTAGAGCGACCGTCTTGGACGTAACCCCCAAGAGGGTCTCCATGTTTTTTCAGCTTGGCGAAGTGATTCCCGCATAGGTGCAGAGACTTGGCCTTGCGATTACAGCCATCTACTTTGCATTGCCCCATCTCATAACGCCGTATTCGTCGTTGGCGTCCGCCTAAAGGATCACCATGCGCGCGGCTACGGCCGTAATGGAAGGAGCATAATCCGTGCGCTTTGTGAACATCATTGCATCCATCAATACTACAACCACGCGGCGGCGGCTTCGAGACACAAGGATCTCCGTGTTTCTTAACTCTCTCGTAATGCATCGTGCATAGGCTACGAGCCTTCTTCTCTCTGCCGCAATCTTCGACGCGGCATAACCCGCCGTCATTGGTTCTTCCGGCCAACGGGTCACCGAACTTGTTCAACTTTGAGTAGTGCGCCGAGCATAAGTGAAATGCCACCGCTCGTTTACCGCATCCATCGATCTTGCATCTTCCGAGGGAATTTGCCGGAAGCTTCTTGCCTGGCCGCTTCATGTGAGCGCCTCCTTAGACATTCACATGATAGCAGCATTTAAGTTGTTAACACCACAAGTATCACGCGGCCCCTGTAGTCATAATCATGAGTTTCGCTGCCTCATAATTTACGATGGCCCCGCCGAAGCGCCTACGGAAATTGAACTTAGTTTGCCCCTTAGCCGTAAGGTTATCGCGAATCAGAGTAGTGCCCGAGCGGTTGACGATCTTGTACGCGCGCATCCAGTTCCCGAACGCTAGCGAGTAGGATCCCGCACCGAGCGCCGGCATGTTGTCGTCGACGGTCACTGGCGATCCCAGAAACCGCCCGCCGAAGCCGCCGGCAGGATCTGGATTCCAGAGGTAATACGCGCCGCTGCCGTCCTTCATCTGCCGCATGATTCCGAGCGTCGTATCGTTCGTGAGCCATTGCGCGCCAGCACGGTACTGCGATTTGAGCGCGTGCTGTAGATCAATGAGACGATCCGCAGGAGCGACCGACATAAACGCCGCGGATTTGCCGGAGCGGATGAACCCGATCTTGCCCCACTCCCACGAAGAGTTGTGCACGTTGTCGTGAGCGATGATGCCGCGCGCACCGTTCACGCCAGCGCCGGATATGTATTCGGCATTCGCGCCTTCTGCAAATCCAATCGCTGCTTCGTTGGCTAAATCGGTCTCAAGGTTGACCCTCGAATCTTCGAGCGTTTCGTTGAAAACCCACGGTTCAACTTCCGCCGTGTGCACGTCGATGCGAACCTTGGAGTACGTCGGCTCGGTCGTCTCACCGCCAGTCCCGCCTTCCGATACGCGACGCATCGCCATACCAGAAACCTTAACCAGCTTCTCCCACGTCTTAGTTCCGATCGTGACAGTGTCCGCAAGGTTCGCGAGCCCGCCCATCGTCTCGACAACGCGGTCAATGGCCATGTCCATCTCAGGCAGCACGAGATAACCGCCGTCCGGATCAGATGACGTATTCATTGCCTTCCGACCAAGGTCCTTGAGTGCGCGCGCATCGACCTCGCCAGTGCGCATGTAGAGTTTGAACGCCTTGCGGTATTCGTCTTGCTCTGGCGTTGAGTCTTGATTCTCTGAGCCGATGCGTCCCGCCTTTTTCTCAACCTCGGTCACCTGCTTTCCGAGGTCGGCCAAGTGCTTGTCGATTTTCTCGACCGTCTCTGTCAGCTCTGCCGGCGCATAGCCTTTCGACTCCATCGCCGCAAGCCGCGCGTCGTTGGCCCTCTTGTACTCGTCCCACGCTTTCCCCTGATCCTCGATCAGGGCCGCAATGTCTTTAACTTCCATGATGATGTCCTTTGCTGGTGATGTCAGCCTACGCGGCCAACGCTGCGCCTCGACGTTTGAGCGCCTCGGCAATCTGTGCCAATGCCGCATCAGCGTCTCGCTGCGCAAGCTGCTTCTCGCTTCGGCGCTTGAGCGCGTCCGCGATGTCCTGCAAGCCTCCCTCGTCAGCGTCACGCCGACCAAGGGTCTTCATCTGTGCCAACAACGTCTTCGCTTCCGAGCGACTGAGACCACCGACATCTCGAAGGTAGCTCTCCATGTCGCTTAATGATCCGATCGATTCGATAACCGACTTCGCCGCACCCCGAGAGATAATGCGCCCGATCGATTTGGAATTCGGGAACGCCTCGGATAGCGCCTTGACAGCAGTCAGGATATTACCGGTTACCATACGCGGCTCCATCGGCGTGACTGTGAGCGAGTCGCGCATCAATGGCCACTCCACGATTTCCCCGCTGCTCTTCTTACGAACCGCTCCACGTATGGCAGCGCTTGAAGTCCCCATCACGCCCATGTCAATAAGCTGCATCAGATACTGCATATATTCCGAGCGGCGATTCAGAATGCGCTCAACGAAGATTCCGTTATCATCGACCTTCGCAGATTTCCAGTCAGCGATGCCGAGCACGTTGTCTTCATCGTTGCCCGTGTCGTCAGTGTCTACGCCGTGCTCGAAGTCTTCGTACAGAATGCCGAGGTCCGTATAGTTGCTGTCGAAGTGCGTGTTCTTGGTGAAGTACTCGCCAGCTAGGTCGCGGCCACCGAACAGAACCAGGTAATTGCCGACGCGGATCTCGCTATCTGAAGTTGCGATGGTCTTCAATGCGTTCATGCTTGAACTCCTGCTTTTGGAGAAAACAATATCGGCACGCCGTTGGTCACTGACTCCGCGCTCGATGCGTTACCGACAAGCGCCGAGAGCCAGCGATAGGTTCCCGCATGCGCGACAATGAGCGGCAATCCCTCAGCCGGTATCTGCGCGAGTGCCTGCCCGGTACGGTCGCTGAACGATGCCCACGGCTCCGCGAACTGACGTTCAGCCAGCCCCGCAATCACGGTCACCTGCACGCCTAGCGCGCGGCCGATCGCCTCCGCAGTATCGCGTGCACGCCCGAGGTTGCTGCTATAGATCGCCGTGACGCCGGCGCCCCCGAGTTTCTGCGCCGCTGCTGCCGCTTGCTCCGCGCCCGTCTCGGTCAAAGTATCAAGCGCGCTAGATTCCGCGTGCCGGAGGAAATAGAACGCGCCAGCCATCAGCGGAATAGACGCGATCGACGGCATCGCCTTTAGTGGCGTGACCGACCATTCCTGGCGATCCTCTTCGCCGTCGGCAGGCTCCGACTCAGCAGGCTTCACGCTGCCAACGATGTTCGCTGGGACGCGGAGCTTGTCGCTCGCTGGGTCATCATCCGGGTTCATATCAAGCAGCGCGCGTCCCTCGTTCGTCTTCATGACGCCACCGTTGACGTATCCAAGAATCACATCCTTCTGCGTCGTGATCGATCCGCGCAAGAGCCCGGCATCAACGAAGTTCGCATACAGTCCCGCCTTGCGTTCATCGGCTCGCAACAGATTCGCATCGATAGATTGCTCGATCCGACGATACGTCGGAGCGAGCGTATGCACCACGTGCGCAAGAAACATTTGTTCAGCGCTGGCATAGGTCGTGTTCTTGCTCTCGGCGAAAATCATGATCGGGTTAACCTGGAAGTGCCGGCAGATTTCCTCGACCTGATATCGTCTCGTGTCCAGCGTCTCAGCGTCGACTCCAGACAGGCTGTTCTGAAACCACTTCGCGCCACGGTCCAGGATCAGCGGGGCGCCGATCTCAGCGCCGCTGTTGTTTTCCATGACCCACTTTTTCAGGGCGGCGAACTGATCAGACTTCAATGAGCCTTCGATGCTGTACGTCCCAGAAGCGCGCACGCCGTTCTTCTGCATCCGAGCTTGCTGCTCTTCCAGAGCCATCGATAGGCCGATCGCCTCGCGCGCGAGCTGCACACACTCGAGACCCATCCAGCTATTCCACGATGGCCCGCGCACGTGCCAGATTGTCGACGCAGGGAATGGCCGCACACCGCCATTCTGTGCACGCACCTGGTAGGTCAGCGTGTAATCGTCCGCACGATCTACGGTTACGGACCCCGGCTCCAGCGGGATCAACTCCAGCACATCGCCGCGGCTCGATCGATTGATGAACGAGTAATGCTGCCCGCATAGATCCAGATGCAAGGACAACGTTTCGAGATATTCAAACGATGTCTGCCACCCGTTCGGGCTCGTCGACAGAAGCGCATACAGAGGATGCTCTTTCGCAGGCAGGCGCGTCCGTCCATCCCCGCTCTCGCGCATGATCTTGAGCGGCACCTGCGCAACGCCATTCGCCCGCACACGCAAGCATGCGAACACCGCCGCGACTTCCAGCGCCGTCGTCTTGGTGATCGCCTTCCCGCTCGCCGATGACTTCGGCGGTAGGATGTCCCGAAATACGTCGTAGGTGCTCAGCGCCTTGCGAGCGAATGCCTCGGCCAGCATTATGCGTGCGCCCTAGCCAGCGCCAATCCTTGCGCAACCGCCAACGCGCCGCCGATGACATAGCCTGCAGGCGCATACGCGAGCCAACAGCCATACGTCACAGCGCCCGCGCCCATCACCAGCAAGAGGTCAGGCAGCAACTTTGTCAGGCGATCGCGCATTCGACGTGGTATCCCAAAATGATTTTCCCTGAGCCTCAGGATTGCGCGCCATCAATTCTGCGGCGTCGAAGGTTGCCATAAGCGGGTCGATCTTAGCGGCACCGGCGATTTCTTTCGTTATGATGATGTTGTTCCCCTTGACCATCACCTTTGCGTTACCTACGCAGTACGCCATCATTTTTGTTCCGCCGTGATGAAAGGTCCCTGCGGCTAGCCTGCGCTCTGTAGTTGCGATTGCTCCGATCAACTGCCAGCCCTGGCTTATTGCGACGATTCGTTCGGCCGCTATGCCCGCAAGAACAAGTCCGTCGTAAATCTCTACGATTTTGTGCCGGTCTACGCCTATATCACCAAGAATTCCAGACTCCTCGCAGTACATAATGGTATCGATAATTTTCTGCACTTCTTGTCCAGATCGCTCGACAACAGTCAAATCACCGTCGCGCACGAAGTCGTGCCATCTCGCGGCCTCTGATTTACGCCGCTCAAACGCGATCGGGGCACACCAGGCATGCGCCCAATGCAACCACCATCCTGTCTCCTTGTCCCTCCCAATAATTGCGAGCCCTAACCAGTCGTCCGTAAGTCCGAAGTCAATGCCAGCCGTAGCAACATCAGAACGCTCTAGCAGAGCTTCGAGTGTCAATCCACCCGTAATTGCTTGCCGCTCCCAGAACATGGCGCCTGTCCAGTTATCGGATCGCAGCGCCACGCCGATTTCGATATTGAAATGCTTGGACACGAATCCGAGAAGCGACTCGGGGCCGTTTTCCTCAGCCTCGCTTAGCTTCTGCGACAGAAACTCTTCGTCGACCGACGCGCCCAAGTTAGGGTTAGTCAACGCCCAGTTTTCGCGCGCGAGATACGACTTGTCCTTCACCATCTCTGGCGGGTGCTCGTAGATCACCGGCAGAAAATGCTTAGCTACAATGCGCCCGTCCCGCACGCCTCGCGCGTACTTGAGTTTTTTCTCGAATACCCCGGCCGGCGCAGTGTCGGACTGCGTTGATAGGTAAATCGTGCAGCCCTCGGGACGCGAGGCCAGTCCGCCGCACGCTTCACGAAGCATGTTTTCCGCGTTCGGCTGGCGACCGAATAACCACAGCTCGTCAACAAGTACGATCGTGGCCTTCTTGCCGCTCACGGTTTCGCTGTCTGCGGCAACAACCTTGAGCTGCGAACTATTCACGCGATGCGTGATGGTCCGGTAATGCTCCTGCACCTGGAACAGGTCCGACAGCTCCTCGTCTTTCCTGAC